GCGGAACGCGATGCGATCGAAGACAAGAATGAGCGCGTCGAGCGCGGGCGGGATGCGGTTCGCGATGGTCGCGACGCTGGCGATCCTGCTGAGCGGCTGCGCCGCAACGATGGGCGCTGGTGATGCGGGCTGTGCCTCCTATGCCGAGGCGCGGCTCGCACGGCCTCCTGCCGAGACGGTCGCGGAGGTGCCGCCGAACTGGGCGGACTGGATCGCCGATCTCGACGACCGCATGACGGGAACCTGCCGATGAAATCCCTCTCGCCCGCTCTGCAGGCCCATCTCGATGAGGGCACGACCACGCTTGCCTGGTGCTGGCGGATCACGCGTGCCGACGGCATCACCTTCGGTTTCACGGATCACGACCGGACGCTGAGCTTCGACGGCACCGACTTCGAGCCCGAGAGCGGGCTCACGGCGTCGGAGGTCCGGTCGGGATCGGACCTGTCGGTCGATGCGCAGGACGCGGAAGGCGTGCTGACCTCGGATCGGATCACCGAGACCGACATCCTCGACGGCCGCTGGGACAACGCCGAGGTGGAGGTCTGGCGGGTGAACTGGGCGGACACGGGTCAGCGCGTGCTGATGCGCCGCGGGGCCATCGGCCAGATCCGGCGTGGGCGGCTCGCTTTCGTCGCCGAGGTCCGTTCGCTCGCGCATGTGCTGGGCCAGACGGTGGGGCGGACGTTCCAGGCGACCTGCGACGCGGCGCTCGGCGATGCGCGCTGCGGCGTCGATCTGGAGGCCCCAGACTTCAAGGGCGCGGGTACCGTCATCGATCTGCTGCGTGACCGGGCCTTCACCGCCTCGGGGCTCGGCGGCTTCGCTTCCGGCTGGTTCACCTTCGGCACGCTTGACTGGACGAGCGGCGCGAACACGGGACGGCGCACCGAAGTCCTGGGCCATGACGTGACGGACGGCGTTGCGATCCTGACCCTGCTTGAGCCGCCAGTGCGGTCCATTGCCGAAAGCGATGCCTTCACCATTCGCGCTGGCTGCGACAAGCGCATGGAGACCTGTGGCGCGAAGTTCGCCAACACCGCCAACTTCCGCGGCTTCCCGCACATCCCCGGCCAGGACGCCGTCCTCCGCTACGCCACCAAGGATGGCGGCCACGAGGGGGCCGTGCTGTGACCTGCGCCGATCCCACCCGCGTCATCGCCATTGCGCGCTCCTGGCTCGGCACGCCCTACCACGACCAGGCCAGCCTGCGCGGGGTCGGCTGCGACTGCCTGGGGCTCGCCCGGGGCGTCTGGCGCGAGGTCGTGGGTCCAGAGCCGTTCCCGATCCCGCCCTACAGCCGCGACTGGGGCGAGACAGGCCCGCGCGAAGTACTGGCCGAGGGCGCACGGCGCATGATGATCGAGGTGGAACCGACAGAGGCCGGCTCCGGCGCGCTGGTCCTCTTCCGCATGAGGCCCCGCGCCATCGCCAAGCATGTCGGGATCCTGACCGGGCCCGACAGCTTCCTCCATGCCTACGAGCAGCTCGGTGTGATCGAGGAACCGCTCACCCCATCCTGGCGGCGGCGCATCGCCTTCGCCTTCCTGTTCCCGCAACGCTGAGACCCCGACATGGCCACCCTCGTTCTCGGCGCCGCTGGCGCCGCCATTGGCGGTTCGATCGGCGGCGCGATCCTTGGCGTCAGCGCAGCGACCATCGGCGGTTTCATCGGCTCGACCATCGGCTCGGTGGTCGACAGCTGGATCATCTCGTCGCTGGCGCCCACTCAGCGCATCGAGGGCGCGCGGCTCGACACGCTGCGCATCACCTCGGCCACCGAGGGCGCGGTGATCCCGCGGCTCTATGGGCGCATGCGGATGGGCGGCAATATCATCTGGGCGACGGATTTCCGCGAGGAGACTAAGACCACCACGCAGGGCGGCGGCAAGGGTGGCGGGGGCGGCAAGGTCAAGACGACCGAGTATCTGTACTACGCCAGTTTCGCCGTGGCGCTCTGCGAAGGCCCGATCACCGGCATCGGCCGCATCTGGGCTGACGGCAAGCCGATGGACATCTCCGGCGTCAGCTGGCGCTGGTATCCCGGCGACGAGACGCAGAGCCCTGATCCGTTCATCGCGGCGAAGATGGGCTCCGCCAACACGCCCGCCTATCGCGGCACCGCCTATGTCGTCTTCGAGGAACTGGCGCTCTCGACCTATGGCAACCGCCTGCCGCAGCTCTCCTTCGAGGTCTTCCGGCCGCTCGCCGACCCCGATACCGCCGAGGGCCTGACCCGCGCCGTGACCATGATCCCGGCCTCCGGCGAGTTCACCTACGCGACGCAGGCCATACGCAAGACCGATGGTGGCGCGACGGTGCCCGAGAACCTGAACGCGCTGGCCGACTCCACCGACATGGTGGAGGCGCTCGACCGGCTGCAGGCGATGGCCCCGGCAGTCGAGAGCGTCAGTCTGGTCGTCGCCTGGTTCGGCGACGATCTGCGCGCGGGGTCGTGCAAGGTGCGGCCGGGCGTCGAGGTGTCGGCCAAGTCGACCACGCCTGCCAGTTGGTCGGTCAATGGCGTCAGCCGCGCCAGTGCCTTCCTCGTCAGCCGGGATGCAGAGGACCGTCCGGTCTATGGCGGCACGCCGTCTGATTTCGCGGTGGTGCAGGCGATCCAGGAGATGAAGGCGCGTGGGCTGCGCGTCACCTTCTATCCGTTCATCCTGATGGACGTGCCGCCCGGCAACGCGCTGCCGAACCCCTATTCCGACAACGCGGCCGGGACGGGTCAGCCCGCATTCCCCTGGCGGGGGCGGATCACCTGTTCGCCCGCTGCGGGTTTCGCCGGGACCGTGGACAAGACCGCCACCGCCGCAAGCCAGGTGGCGGCGCTGTTCGGCACGGCCACGCCCGCGAGCTTCAGCGTCTCGGGCGAGAGCGTCAGCTGGACAGGCACGCTCGGCGACTGGGGCCTGCGCCGAATGGTGCTGCACTACGCCCATCTCTGCGCGGCGGCGGGCGGCGTCGATGCCTTCCTGATCGGCACCGAGATGCCGGGGCTGACGACGATCCGATCGGGCGCCAGCTCCTATCCCGCCGTGCAGGCGTATCGGGACCTGCTTGCGGATGTGCGGTCGATCCTCGGGTCCGGCACCAGGATCGGATACGCGGCGGACTGGTCGGAGTATTTCGGGCACCAGCCGGGCGACGGCAGCGGCGACGTGTTCTTCCACCTCGACCCGCTCTGGGCGGACGCCAACACCGATTTCGTCGGGATCGACAACTACATGCCGCTCTCCGACTGGCGCGACGGGTTCGAGCATGCCGACGCGGCCGAGGGCTGGCCCGCGATCTACGACCGGGCCTATCTGCAGGGGAACATCGCGGGCGGCGAAGGCTTCGACTGGTTCTATGCCAGCGCTGCCGACCGCTCCGCGCAGGTCCGCACCGCGATCACGGATGGCGCGGCGGCCAAGCCGTGGGTCTTCCGCTACAAGGATCTGCGCGCCTGGTGGTCGAACGCACATTACGACCGCCCGGGCGGGGTGGAGAGCGGCACGCCGACGGCATGGGCGCCTGAGTCGAAGCCGATCTGGTTCACCGAGCTCGGCTGCCCCGCCATCGACCGGGGCACCAACCAGCCCAACGTCTTCTTCGACCCGAAGTCGTCCGAGAGCTTCACGCCGCACTTCTCGCGGGGCTGGCGCGATGACGCGATCCAGCGGGCCTATCTGGAGGCGACGTATCTCTGGTGGGGCGAGGCCGCGCACAACCCGGTGTCGTCGGTCTACGGCGGCCGGATGGTGCATGTTCCCGAATGCGCCGCCTGGACCTGGGACGCGCGGCCCTATCCGTTCTTCCCGGCGCTGACCGACGTCTGGACCGACGGGGCGAACTGGAGGCTCGGCCACTGGCTGACGGGGCGGCTCGGCGCGGTGTCGCTCGCTGCGCTCGTGCGGCACCTCTGTCTGCGCGCGGGGCTGCCCGAGGACCGCATCGACGTAACCGGCCTCTGGGGTGCGGTCGAAGGCTACGCCATCACGGCGCTCGAAAGCCCGCGGGCCTCGATCACCACGCTGTCGCGGCATTTCGGGTTCGACGCGGTGGAGACCGAGGGCGTCATCCGCTTTGTCATGCGCGGCCGGGCCTCCGTCGCCACTCTCGGGCCCGACGATCTGGTCGCCGTCCGCGAGGGCGACGTG